AATACGATCTTTGCCAGTGATGGGGGACCCGGCACCGGCGCCAGTGTTGATACCAGAATGTCGATACAGCGATCCTTGGGCTAATGGGACTTGGCCTCAGGTAAAGCCAGATGACTGGTGCGGAAAGTGGGAGGTAATACCAGCAACGGCTGGGAGAGAATACAGAGATTTAGGGGAGATACCTCTCTAGGAGGATGGCCATGGGTGCGAATATTTGGTTTTGGCTAATCTACGTAATCTTTGGTGTCTTTGGCCTCCTTGGCATAGGCCCTTGGTACAGGGATCGTGTTGGTCCGTGGGGACCGTTCGGCGGTTGGCTTGTTCTGTTTATCCTTATTGGCCTCCTTGGCCTTCACGTCTTTGGAAGCCCTGTTAGGTGATGGATAGGCAAACCAAGATGGCGATCACAATCACGGTCGTGCTTATCTTGGCAATAATCGTTATGGCAACCTACGGCTACCTTAGCGGAGCTTGGGATGCCAACGTACGATGATCTCTTAGAAAAACATGCTAAGCGAGTTGGGATGGACCCTAAGGAATTGAAGAGGATCATGAGGATAGAATCTGGCGGTGACGCCTCGAACCGGACCGGAAGCTACAAGGGATTGTTTCAGCTGAGCGAAAAGGAATTCGCCAAGCATGGCGGTGGTGGAAACATCTACGATCCTGAGCAAAACACCATGGCGGCAGTTAACATGTTCCAGAAGCAGAACATGGCATTCAAGGAACGAACTGGCCGAGATATGAAGCCGATCGATCGTTACATGGTTCATCAACAAGGTGAAGCTGGGTATTCTGCTCATTTGGCCAATCCTGATAAGCCAGCTTGGGAAAGTGTACGGGGATATTATGGATCTGATGAAGTGGCCAAGAAAGCTATTTGGGGAAACATACCCGATAAGGATAAGAAGAAGTTCGGCTCGGTCGAAAACGTCACGAGCAAACAATTTGTCTCCGACGTCTGGGCTCCAAGAGTCGAAGGTGGCGAACCAGAGTTTGGCGGACAAGCGATGGTTGGATGGCGAAATAGGGCCAGGGAAGGATCAAACGAAAAGCTAGAATTCCTCGAGGCCAAGAGTAATCCAACGAAGAAGAAGCCAAGCTTAATGAATGAGTTCGAGCCGATCACTCCACAAATCCCTGACCTCGTGCCAAGGTTTTCAATAGGATGAATCCTCAACTCCTAGAATGGCTAGGTGGAGTTTCGAAGGACCCTATGGCATTCGTCATGGGAGCATTCCCTTGGGGTGAGAAGGATACTCGACTGGAGAAGTTTCCAGATGGACCGGAACCTTGGCAAAGGGAAATCCTCGGGCTCATTAAGGCAGGCCTTGTCGACATCAACAAGGCCATTCAGCTTGCAGTCGCATCAGGACACGGAATTGGCAAGACTGCTTTGGTCTCTTGGATTATCCTTTGGGCCATCTCAACCAAGCCAGACTCGAGAGGGGTGGTTACCGCCAACACCGAGACACAACTTAAAACCAAGACCTGGGCCGAACTAGGCAAATGGTTCCATATGTTTATCGCTAAGGATTTCTTCTCACTTACAGCCACGGCGCTCTTCGCTAAGGATTCCGCCCATGAACGTACATGGCGTATTGATATGGTGCCTTGGTCAGAGAGGAACACCGAGGCATTCGCAGGGTTGCATAATAAGGAGCGACGGATACTCGTGGTATTTGATGAGGCATCAGCGATTCCTGATGTTATCTGGGAGACTACCGAAGGTGCTCTTACCGATGCTAACACAGAAATTATTTGGTGTGTATTCGGCAACCCAACCAGAAATACGGGCAGATTCCGTGAATGCTTTCCTGGCCAACGACATTCCAAGGCCTGGAAAACTAAACAAGTTGATTCCCGAGAAGTATCGCTTACCAATAAAGATCAAATCCAAGCCTGGATTGATGCATACCAGGAAGACTCCGACTTTGTTAGAATCAGGGTTAAGGGCGTATTCCCTCGGACAGGCGAGATGGAGTTCATATCCGCGGAAGACGTTGCCGAGGCGGCGTCGAGGGATACCGACAGCCATCCGCACGATCCGCTAGTCATAGGAGTTGACGTTGCACGGTATGGAGCAAATGAGACTGTTATCTGGTTCCGTAAGGGACGAGATGCGCGCAGCATACCACCCGTCCGACTCAGAGGCGCATCGGTTGTCCAGGTCGCCACCAAAGTTTCGGAGGTTTGTTCGACTTATCATGTTGATGCTGTTTTCGTTGACGGCGGTGGGGTTGGCGGTGGAGTTGTTGATAATCTACGGGCTTTACACGTTCATTGCTTCGACATTCAGTTCGGAGGAAAAGCCGAAGCTATGGGATTCGCCTGGGGTACCGAAGGTGAGCGATACGCAAACAAGCGTGCCGAGATTTGGGGCTCGATGAGGTCGTGGCTAAAGAGCGGAGCAATCCCATACGAATCAGACCTTATGGCCCAACTTGTAGGACCTACTTACACATATAATCTCAAGAACGAAATCCTTCTGGAGAAGAAGGAAGAGATGATGAAACGAGGGCTGGACTCCCCTGACTTAGCGGACGGTCTAGCTTTGACCTTCTCGATGCCAGTGCAAAAGCACTCTCACGCTGGATCCGACGGTCCTAGGAAACCATTGGTCGAAAGTGAGTATAATCCATTCGAATCAAAATCCATCTACGGCGAAATGCCTACGGATGATCGGAGGGTAGCCTAATGGGCTTCGTTCAACGAATGTTTACTCCACCCGGAACTGGCGGCAGGGAAGCAGCAATGATCCAGGCCCAGACCGATCTGAAGAATGCTTCAACACAGCTTCAGGATGTTAAGCCTCCGCCAACTGCGCCAACGATGGCAACGGTTGGCCAATCCCCAGGTGCACCACCTATGTTTACTCCAGGCCAAGCGCCTGGAGCTAAGAAAGCCGGAGGCATGGCAACTGCGCCAACGTCAATGCTAGGCGCAGCCGCTGCGGCCGGACAAACTGCCAAGAAGAGCTTGCTAGGTCAGTGATGGCTAGAAATCAAGACTACCAGTTCGACTATCCTGATAAGCCTTGGTCCGAAGGGAAGATGAAGAAGCGTGGCGATCAATACGCCAAGATGGATCGCTTACAGCGGACCCTCCCAGGCGAAGGAGGCTTTCTGGCCGAGATGGATCGAGCCGCAGGGCAAGGCCTAGCCGCTCGAGGCGGTCCGACAGGAACCCTTCAAGTTCCGGCGGCGGTTGTGCCAACTCAGCGGATCGCTTCCGATGTTGTTGCTCAGCATAAGGATTATCTCAAGGATAGCCTAACTCAAGTCGCCGAAGGTTCTATGACTACGGAAATGCTTAAGAAAATGATGAAGCAATTTGGCTGGACCGGTGATCCAGACAAGGGCGATTTCACCGATCCTAACGGACAACCTCATCGTATCGAAGCACAGGCAAAGTGATGCCAACAGTTCCTGGACTTTCTACTGGAGCTAGAGCCCAACTCGGAGCGGCTGAAATGGAGAAGCCAACTCCTGAGCGGCTCTTGATGACTGCTGCCGATATGCACGCTCGAGGGCAGCTAACTGAACATCCAACAACTTTTGGTTCTCCTGGGGCTGACCTAAAGCTCCCATTCGCAGGCGGTGGACGTGGCACAAGACCTACAGGGCAGAAGAGTAAGCGAAAATGACGTAAGCCTTCATCGGCACGTCAACGAACGCTTACTAGGCCTGAGAGTTAATCGTTATTCGTGGTGGGTCCACGCAAGGGAACTCGCTGACTTCCTGCTGCCCAGAAGGTACAAATGGTTAATCACCCCTAACCAGATGACCCGAGGGTCGCCAATAAACCAACATATCCTCGATTCGACTGGCACCATCGCTGCGAGGAACTTGGCATCGGGGATGATGAGCGGAATCTCTTCACCGACTAGGCCTTGGTTTAGGCTAAAGATCGGACGGATAGATTCTACTCAAACATCCCCGGTGTCCCTGTGGCTCGCCGAGTGCGAGCGATTGATGATGTTGGTGTTTCAAGAAAGTAACTTCTACAACTCCGTAGCGACAGTCTATTTTGACCTGGTGGTCTTCGGCACTTCTGTAATGCTGATCTACGAAGACTTCGACAACGTAATCCATTGTTACAATCCTTGCTTCGGCGAATACTACATCGACAACAATGGCAAGTTCCAGCCAGTGATTTTCTTTAGAGAATTTACCATGACGATTGACCAAGTCGTCAATCAATTCGGGATCGATAACTGCTCAACGAATGTTCAGCGCCAATACAACGAGGGCAAAGCAGGTCTGACCAGGGAAATCATCGTTGCCCATGCGATCGAGCCCAACGATGACCATCGAAAGTTTGGCATTCCCGAGAGGTTCAAATACCGAGAAGTTTACTGGGAATGGGGAGGCTCAGCTTCGCCTCAAGGAGGCATCAGTGGAACACCAGGGTTTCTACGAAAGAGAGGATTCTTTGAGGCGCCTCACATCGCTGTTAGATGGGACCTTGTTAGTAACGATGCATACGGGCGAAGCCCTGGTATGGACGCTCTGCCCGACATCAAGCAACTCCAGCAAGAAGTCCGAAGAAAAGCTCAAGCAATTGACAAGTCAGTTAATCCTCCAATGGTTGCAGACATCCAACTCAAGAACCAACCAGCGAGTCTTCTCCCAGGAGGAACCACCTACATCGCAGGAATGATGCAAACCGGCAACGCTGGGTTTGCGCCAGTCTACGGGAACTGGCGTCCAGGGATTGCCGAAATCTCCGAAGACCTTAACGAAATTCGAGCACGCATCAAGACCATCTTCTTTAACGACTTATTCCAAGTTATTTCCCAGTTCCAAACCCGCTCGAATGTCTCAGCAACAGAGATCGACGCCAGACGCAGCGAAGCTATGGTCATGATCGGTCCGGTCCTAGAGAGGATTCAGTATGAGCTTCTTGACCCAATCATCGACAGAACCTTCTCAGTTATGTCTAGGTCCGGAGTACTTCCACCACCCCCACCAGAGATTGCTGGACAGAATATCGACATTGAATACGTATCTATGCTCCTTACCGCTCAACTCGCCTCAGCGACCTCCGGTATTGAAAGAACTCTGCAACTTGTTGGGGGACTTGTCGGAGTCGATCCTGGAGTCATGGATAACATCGACGTCGACTTCGCAGTTCAGAAATACTCAAACTTAATGAACAACGATCCTCGACTGATCCGCAGCCCAGAAGCTCTTAAGCAGATGCGTGATCAGCGAGCACAGGAAGCAGCGCAGCAACAGCAAGCAGCGCAGGCCGAGCAAGCATCAAAGATGGCCGCAGGGGCCAAGACGTTGTCCGAGACAGATATCGGCGGCGGACAAAATGCAATGGCTGCAATGCTTGGAGGGTGAAGGTGATAAGACAACCAGAGATAGTATCAGTCAGGCTAACCGAACTCGAGCTTCTATTCCTTGATGCAATCTGCAAAGATCATGGAATCAACAGGCACGAGTATATCCGAGGGATCGTGGTAGATGCTTTAGTAGAGGATGGTTTTGATGCCTTACGATGCAGGGAATCGCAAGGACGTACGGGCAGCAGAGAAACAAGCGAAGCTACATGAGCAACAACGCCGTGAGATCGTTACAGGAATCATGTCAGTTGCTCCGGGACGCTCTTGGATGTGCGACCTGTTGGAGCACTGTCACATATTTCATACCAGCTACAATGATATACCCCACCGTATGGCTTTCATGGAGGGTCAGCGGGAAGTTGGAATACGTTTACTATCCGACATCATGTCGGCTTGCCCCGATCAATATATCCTAATGATGAGGGAACGAAATGAGCGAACCGCAAGCTACGACGCCGGAAGGACTCGCAAGGACACCGACGGGCGAGATCGCGAGCCAGACCCAGACGACGGGCCAAGGGACGACTCCCCAGACGTCGACGACGCCTACGGAATCCCCCTCGATCGCGAATCAGCCAGGTGAGTCCGTCGCGAATCAGAAACCGACGACCGAAGGTGGAGCCCCAGAAGCCTATAATACCTGGACTGTTCCAGAGGGCTTTCAGCTGGATGAAGGGGTTTCTAAAGAGATTGGTGGGCTATTCAAGTCCATGAACCTTAGCCAAGAGCAAGGTCAGAAGCTCGTTGATTTCTATACAGCCAAGACTGCGGAATCAGCGAACCAGCCTTATCAGGTCTGGCAAGAGACTCAAGAGGCATGGGT